GTGGCATAAACCTCAATATTTTTTATTGAATCTTGATCAAGTTTCGTCTTTCTTTTAGTAAAATCCAATCCTAAACAACCAATAAATTTATCGTCAATTGTTTTAATTGCAAATAAATAACCTGATTTATATCCCGTGTCTTCGGCGATATACTTCAATCCAAATGTTGCTATAGTTTCATCTTTATAATCAGATATTTGAATAACATCATTAGATAATAACTCATTGATTGATTTTGAAAATAAATTGACAGGTATATTACTAAAATTACTTTGTACTGATTGTATTCCAGTATTTACTGTTTCATACATTATTGAAAACTTTGCCATTGATTTACCTGTTGGATAAAAATTTCCTCCATTGTGGAATTGTGTTATCCAAACACGGTCAGCATTAAATTCCTCTCTTATACTTTCAATTTTGTGGGTAACAAGTTCACTAACTCTAAGAGTTTCTTTAAACATATCTGGTTTTATTTTTTTATCTTCTATTTTGTTTTTAATGTAAACAACTAATATTGGCCCAATAACACCTGTTATAAACGCCACAATAATACCTAAATAATTTTCCATAACCTAAATGATAAATATAGTGATTAGTAAAAAAACCCACTTTTGGTGGGTTTTAATTTTAAAAATAATAAAAGTTAATTTTTGTTTTTAACAACAATTGACCAAATGGCACCTACCAAAGTGGTAACACCACCTAAGATTTCTTGTAGCATTGAATCTTCAACGATTCCTTTCATAACAAGGATACCACCAATAAATGTAATCGTATGTCTAACGATACCCAATAATTGTTCTTTTGTTAATTTCATAATAAAATATTTAATGTTTATTTTATAATAAATATATAAATATGTCAGTAACATTTGGTTTGGGTTTATAATTTTACTATATTTGTAGAAATATAAAGACCATAAAAATGAAAAAATTCCTTTCTATTGTATTGTTATCGACAATTTTATTTTCTTGTAAAAATGTTGAAATGTATGAATTAAATGACGGTACTTTCATCACAAAAAGAAAATCTGACCGTATTGCAAAAAAAGTAATTAGACGAGAATTTAGAAAATTATCTAAGGAAGATAAAGAATCTGTCTTAATGATTACTACGGACACTACTCATAATTAATATTTAAGAATCTGGATCTTCAATTTTATTACCTGCGGCATCGTACAGTTTTGAACTAATTCCTGGTCCACTATAGTTGTACATAAATCCATTAGGACCGTAACGTTCTATTTGATCATATATAGTTAAAACTTCTCCAGTATTTGCACCAAAATTCCATTTTTCAACTTTTATTAGATTATTATAAGGTGGGTAAATAGCTCTATTAACCGTCTTATAAACAAATTTAGGTCCAGACCAAATACAGTAGTTACCGTAGTTTGCTTTGTCAGAAGAACTACAACCTTGTTGATATATTTTGGCGGGACTAACCTTATCATCACCATAATCATCACTTCCATATAGTTGCCACCTTATTGTGTAAATAGGCATATTTTGTGATCCAATATCTGCATTCTTCCCTTGAACAAGTCCCGTTTTTTTATCAACATAAGCCATATCAAATTGAGACAAAGAAGATTCACTAAATTCAAATTGTTTTGTGTCCTCATTATAATACAAATAACCATCTTTTAGATCTGTTGGTTTTTTAATAAATTGTTCGTCAGGTAAAATTGCTTTTTGATTGTTATTTTGTTGAGTAACATTTCCACATATATCTAAAGTTAAAATATGTTTCATTGTAAAATCATCTCTTTCTGAGATAGATGGTACGCATCTTGGGAAACCAGGTAAAATAAATTTGTTTTTGGAGATAGAAATTTCAGGTGTCGCAGAGTGACATGCTGCGTATTTACACTGCAAATAAACCTCAACTTTTTTGGCGTTTGTTGCTGCAATTTTTTTTGCTTGTTGCGGATTTACGGTAACAGTTCCAGTTCTACTACCACCATCTTTAGCGTTATTTAAACTAACAGAACCAATTGGAACTTTGTTTAATACCACAGTAAAGTCTGCTTCATCACATTGGTGACTTCCTCTACATGGGAATGAAGGATTCTTATCCTTATTATAACTTACCGTAATTGATAAACCATCAACACATTTTTCCGACATCCCTGGAGTATCAATTAAAAATTGTACTCTAACATATTGGTGTTCAGTAAATTTAGAATCAGTGTTTTTATCAGTTTTTTCAACACAAGTTTCATCTTTAGTATATGAAGGACACCAATTAGGCCCGCCTATTGTTGGTTCAGGAAATGCAAATATTGGTTTTCCACCAATTAAACCTTCTTTAATCCAACCATCAAAAATGTTACTTAAAAAATTGTTAACGGCTACGGCTCTCTTATTTGATAATTCGTATTCAGCTAAAACCACGCCTCCATTTTCAGCATCCGCGTTTGGTACTCTTGACTCACTTGCCAATATTTTAACAAACACAAGTTTACCTTTGTCACCTTTTAATTGACTTGACAACCAAGTTTTTGCTGCTGTTAATTCTTCTAATAGAAGTGTCTTGTTAATATATTTAGCACTATGATAACCTGATTTAAAAGTGTTTGAAAAATCTATTTCGTATCCGCCACCAGGAAGTTCTCCCTCAAGAAGAATACCATACATAGACATTATTTCCAACTTTTCTTGTTCGGTAATAACAAGTTTACGATTACAACAACCCATACTGTTTTAATATATAAATAGATATAATAAAAGAAATGGTTGTAAATTATTTGTTTTTATATGTTAGAAAAGAATAGATAACATAAATAACCATAAAAACAGGAATCGCAACAGCGACTATAACAGGGATATTTATAAATGATTTTTATATATAAACGAAATAAAAATAAAAAAAGTGGGTACCAATTAGTAATAACACCCACCTTTTTTTCAAACCAAGAGGTTTAATTAATATTTTTTTTGCGGTCTTCCATTTTAAACCATTCTTTAAGTTTTTTCTCCCAAAATTCTATGGCTCCAAAAAGTAAGAACATAGCAATTGTACCATAAAGAATTGAAACTACCGATGTTTCGTTAGAGATGAAAAGCCACATAAGGATACATCCAAACATGACAATTATAGATGCCACTAAAGTGACTAAAAGGTTTTTTATTTTAAACATATTTTTTTAAATTAGTGGTCCATTATGGTCTCGAACCAAAGACTTCAACATTATGAGTGTATCACTCTAACAAACTAAGTTAAAAGACCCGATTAGATTAGGCCTTAACCATGTGTTTATTCATCATCTCAGTGGCCTTAGTAACCGCAAGATCTTTGGTTTTAAACCCTTTCTCCTTCAAATTTTTTGAATGATAGATTTGATAATCAGTTGCGGAAACTTTTAGTTTACCACCTCTTTCCGTACTTTTTTTCATTGTGTCTTTTGCGTAGATATCGTAAAAACCTATTTTACAAATGTAACGCCCCTTAGTTTGTCCTTTACTCATTTTTCTTTTTTTTTATTAGTTAAACAATTATACATTTTTACATTAAAGAGTCCCATTCGGACACTACAAATTCAAGTTTTAAAAATCCTTCTACTGGAATGTAGGTTACTTGAAAACCTCCAGATCCAACACTTGTTTCTTGTTCAATAGAATTGGTCAATAACTCTCTTGCTCTTTCTTTAATCTCACCTAAACAAGGTATTCCCTCTACAGTACCCAACCACTCCCATCGTAAAGATCTCATGGTTTTGTGAACCTTTTCAAAGTCAAATCAATCCATAATGTTATCTAAAGCTTTTCGTTGTTCGTCAGTCATAGTACAAATATAAACAATTTTTTTTATAAAGACTGCACTTGATCCATGATTTCTGTAACTTCTTCTTGATTTAAATATCCAATAACATCACTCGTTACAGGAGTATCGTAAGTTAAATCACCATCTTTACCCAAAACGGCAATTTCAAATAAACCATCTTTACCACCATATGAATGTGTGTGAGAAACAACAGACACACCGTATCCATTTTCAAACATCATTCGACACTTCACACCAATTTGGAATGGTGCGTCTTCAATTTTTTCAAACTTTAAATCTTCAAATTTTTTCATAATACAAATATAAGTATTTTATTTTAATTCATCAAAATTAAATTTCTTAATTTCTTTAGAATAAAGTAAGAAAATATTTTTTACAGATGATAATTTATTTTTTAAATTACAGTCTTTATCCGCATATAATTTACCTTTAATTTCAACCCAATAATCAAATTCTTCTAAATAAAAATCAGGATAGTATTTATGATTTTTTAAATCAGTCCCAAGGTATTCAAAAAAATACTCACCATTATTTTTAATCCATTTAATATTTTCTTTATCACATAAAATAGCAAATTCTTTTTCAGAATTAGAATCCATTTTATATCCTTTATAATATGATGAATATTTTTTAGTTGAGTTTTCTCTAAACCCTCCAGAACACTTCAACCAACATTCGTTATGGTATTTATTGTTTCTTCGTCTGTAAGATATAATATTTTCACCACACTTTAAACATATTGTTATTGTCGGATTACTTTTTTTTAATTTGCCGATCTCGATGTTCGCCTTTTTAACTTTATCTGAGTTTTTTGCGGACAAAGATTTTTTTAACTTATCTTCATCACTCCATTCTCGACTATTTCTACAATGTAAAGAACAATAAGATTTTAATCCTTTTTTTGGTTCAAATTCATTAGTACATTTTTTACATTTCATATATTATATAAATATATACTCGAACCCTAAAACTATCACTTATCACATAATTATTTTACTAATATGTTTATTTTTGCGGTCCATCCCGGTTATGCTCCGAGGGCTTGTCCGTGACAGGGACAAATGTTACTATTACACCAATAGACCAAGTTATCAGTCTTTCCTGATCGTCACCCCTAACCCACAGGTATGAACCCGTATCGTAGTAAAGCTTGGTTAGCTATAAACACACTCTTCAACATTCTACTCCCCGCAGTACGGAATTGTATCTTACTTAGCCCATCGTCAGCGGTATGGGTACTGAAGTTTATGTGTCGTAGCCCGACGGGTAGTCGAAACCCGATTGCCCGGATGAAAACCGGATTTCCTAGCCATTAGAAGACCGGGCCAAAAATAAGGGTAGACACGGGCCTAACTAGCCATCTTTCAGGAAAGGCCC